TTCTGGTTCTAGTGGTAATACACCCGGTTTTTCTGGAAATCCATTTATAGGTAGGCAATATGGTGGTAGAGTTCAGCACCTTGCAGAAGGTGATATGGTTCAAGCTGATGCAGGAAATATGGAAATTGTTAATGAGCCCGGAAAAGATAATTCTGGAGTAGCAGACGATGTACCAAAAAAATTAGAAGAAGGTGATTTTGTTGTTAACGCTCCTGCTTCTGAAATGATGGGTTATAGTGATTTACTTAAAATGATAAAAGGTGCTGAAGGAGAATTAGCAACACAAGGAGTTAAAGTAAATTATGGAACTCCAGATGGTGAAATAGATGTTAGAGTAAGTAATAAAGAAACTATTATACCTAAAGTTATTGCTCAACAAATAGGTTATGACAAGCTAGAAAAAATAAACAACAGAGGTAAAAAACGAGTTTCAGAAATAGAACAAGCAAATAAAGGAAAAGAAGAACAACAAGGTTTTATGGCTCAGCGAGTAGAACCACAAAAACCAAATCAACCAAAAGGCATGTTAGCGGCAGTAGGTGGTCAAGTAAGTTTAGATGAAAATAAAAATCAACCTATAGCTGTACCTCAAGAAAGTTTTGCAGGACAAAGTTCAGTAGGTAGTAAATTATTATCTCCTATGTCTCCAGAAGCACAAGATGACGAAAAAGAATTAACTGATAGGTCACAAAGTTTTGAAGGATTTATGAAACCTGTTAAATTAGCAGAAGGTGATATAGTACAACAAAATCTAACAAGAGCGGATAGAAATAACAATCCTTTTAATATGGAATCAAATGTTAATACTAATAAATTTTTTGGTTCTATAGGAAATGATATGGAAAATTTATCAGTTGACATGCCTAAAAATGGATTTTTAAAATTTGATACTTTTGATAATGGATTACGAGCGGGTGCTTATATTTTAAGAAAACAATATAATAATATGAACGCTGATGAAATAATGAAAACTTTTAGTTTAACTAATAAAGCATCTTATGCTCAAGCAATAAAAAATAAATTTGGAAATAACAAAATAAATACTCAAGATGATAATCAGTTATTAGAATTATTAAAAATAATTACTAATCAAGAAGGAACTGAACAAAAAATTAATGAAGACCAATTTAAAAATGCAATAGAAAGAGCAAAGAAAGAAGAACCAAATGCTACTTGGTCAACTCAAGGTATTAATAAACAATTAACTAACACAATAAATCCATCGGGAATGATGGGTAAATAAAAGTTTCCTAACGTAAGACTTAGGATTAGTACAAGGCTACTTATACAATCGGTATAACCCCTAATGTACTCAACAACCAAAAATGGCTACTCACAATATGTGACCCCATAGGAGGAAATAATGGCTCAAGCAAAAGCTAAAGAAGCAGAAATACAAAATAAACAAAACGTGGTTGACGATGGTCTCTCAACAATGTATCAAAATTCTTATCGTAAGGATTTAGATAAAGAAATTGAAGACCCTAGACAAGCTGTAGAGGACACCCCAGAGGCCACTCCTCAAGAAACAGGTTTTATTAATAATAATGAAACTCAACCAAACCATGATTACAAAAAAAGATACGATGACCTTAAAACTCATTATGACAGAAAGCAAAATGAAAGTAAGCAGAAAACTGAAGAGTTAGAAGCAAAAATTAGACTTGCTGAAAAAAATCAAGCTATGGCAAACTATACACCGCCAAAAACTGATGATGAATTAAAAAAGTTTAAGGAACAATATCCAGATGTGTATGATGTGGTAGAAACCATATCTCAAAAACAAGCATCAAAACAAGTAGAATCTTTACAAGAAGAAGTAAAATCTCTTCGTAAACGTGAAGAAGATTTAGTTGTACAAAGTGCTTATAGAGAATTGGTTAATGCTCACCAAGATTTTAACGAATTAAAAGATTCACAAGAATTTATAGATTGGTTGAATACTCAACCTTCATCTATATCGGATGGTGTAACTAAAAATAGTAAAGATTCTAAATGGGCAATTCGTGTTGTTGATTTGTACAAAGCGGACAATGGAGTAAGTAAGAGCAAACCAAATTTTAATACTAGTGCGGCACAGAGTGTAACAAGGACAAAGGCCAAGTCTGTAAACACTTCTGGCAATTCTGATAAAAGAATTTGGAAACAGTCTGAGATTCAAAAAATGAATTCAAGGACTTATGAAAAGTTCGAGAAAGAGATTGATATTGCCTTTAAAGAAGGGCGTGTTGATACTCGAGCTTAAACTTAACCTTTAAGGAGAATAATTATGGCGATAAGTTCATCAGCCGGTTATGACAACTTACCTTCGGGTAATTGGCTACCAGCGATATATTCGCAAAAAGTTCTCAAATATTTCCGTAGAAGCTCTGTTGTTGAGGGTATCACTAACACTGATTATGCGGGTGAAATTGAGAATTACGGCGACACCGTAAAAATTATTAAAGAACCGACAATTTCTGTCGCTTCTTACACAAAAGGTCAAACTACTAACTTACAAAATCTTGCTGACGACCAAGACACTTTAGTCGTGGACACAGCTAACTATTTTGCATTTAAAGTAGATGACATCGAAGAAAGACAATCTCATGTTAATTGGGAAGCTCTAGCTACTTCTTCTGGAGCTTATGCTCTTAAAAGAAAGTATGATAGAGATATTTTAGAAACTATTTCTACTACGTCTGGAATTAATGCAGGAACAGCAGTTACTGCTAACACAGGTGATTTATGTCACAGTGTTATTGCAGAATCTGCTCGTCTTTTAGACGACCAATCTGTACCAGAAGAAAATAGATGGTTTGTAGCACCTCCAATCTTTTACGAAGGATTAGGTGCGGCCGGTTCAAAAGTTATGGACATGTCTGTAATGGGAAGCGGTCAATCTCCATTAACTAATGGATTAGTATCTGACATTACGATTTCTGGTATGAAATTGTATAAAACAACAGCGTTAAATAGGTCTGGAACTGATATTGCAACAATATCTGGTACTTCTAATGCTTTCTTTTGTATGGGTGGACATATGTCTGCTTGTGCAACAGCTTCGCACATTGCGAAAACTGAAGTAGTAAGAGACCCCGATTCTTTTTCTGACGTAATTAGAGGATTGCATGTTTATGGTGGTAAGGTTTTAAGACCGGAAGCTATCACTAGAACAGCAGTTGTCTTAACATAATAGGAGGATATACAAATGGCAACACATAGTAAAGTTACTGGTGGAACAGCAGGACATCCTTCTACTAGAAGGAAACCATACTGGGTTGAAAATACAGTTGACAACTCATTATTTGACCCGGCGGCGGCAGACATTATTCAATGTCTAAACGTTCCGGCAGAAACATTAGTTATAGCGGCAGGATTAGAAGTTTTAACAGCTTCTTCTACTTCTGTGACTTTTGATTTAGGTATTACAGGCTCTACAGCAGGTCACCACGACCCAGATGCTTTTGTAGATGCTTTTGATGCTACGGGTACGGGTCATGCTCCAATGGATGCAACTGATGCGGCGGCAATGTTAATTGCTAAAACAGCAGACACTATTGATATTTTAACTGCGGGTGCAACAGACACAGCAGGTAAAGTTAGAGTATGGGCATTGTTATGTGATATTAGTGGTTCAGACGAATCAGCTTCAAACACAGCATAAATAAATTAAATTAAAGGGGCATTAATTTGCCCCTTTAGTACACAAAATATAGGGAGATAATAAAAAGGATTTATTAATGGCTAAATGGGATATGACAAAAAAAAATTTAGATTCTAATGGAAAAGTAATTTCAACTGGACAAACAATTACCCCTATGTATGACGATAACGAAAATGATAAACTAAAAAATAAAGTTAATGAGTTAGAAAATAAAGTTGATAAAATTTTAAATATACTGGAGAAAAAAATTGATTAGACCGTGTGATTGTGGAGAAGGAATAGAATGTACATGTACGCCGTGTATTACATGCGGTGCATTAAAAATTAGTGATTGTGTTTGCCCCGAGGAGTGCGATTCTTGTGGAGCTTAAAAAAATAAAAAATACAAAATACAAGACTAAGTTAAAAGAAAAAATAATTAAACCAAAAGTTAAACTAAATTGTATAGGTTATCCAGAAGATGACCCTTACGGATTAGTAGCGGCTTTTTGGACAATATTTACTAAACCAACCGAGGATAAAAAAAATGGCTAAACCTGGACTATATGCTAATATTAATGCAAAGAAAAAAGCGGGTACAAGCAATACCAAAAAAAAATCAACTATATCACCAGAAGCTTATGCTAATATGCAAGCAGGTTTTCCTAACTCTAAAAAAAATAAAGCTAAGAAAGCAACTGCAACAGCAATGTATGGTGGCATGATGAAAAAGACAAAGAAAATGATGGTAGGTGGCCAAGCTAAATTAGATGTAGCAGAACCTAAAGGTAAATTAACTGCGGCTGATTTTAAAAAGCTTGGTAATAAAAATAAAAAAGCAACTGCAACAGCGATGTATGGTGGTAAAATGAAAAAACCTACTAAGAAAATGTATGGCGGTAAAATGCATATGAATAAAAAGAAAGGCAAGTAATGAAAGGCGTAAAGCATTACACAAAAGATGGTAAGGAGTGGAAAGGTAAAACACATAAGCATAAAGATGGAACTTTAATGACTGGTGCTACTATGACAAAAAATAGTAAAAAACTATTTCACTTTAAAGACCTATCTGCAAAGGCTAAAAAAATAGCTAAAGCTTAATGGTTGCTAAAAAATACCAAAATCCTAAAGGCGGATTAAACGAAAAAGGAAGAAAGCATTTTGAAAGTAAAGATGGTGGTAATTTAAAAGCACCATTAAAATCTGGAACTAGCCCAAGGCGTGTTTCATTTGCTTGTAGATTTGCAGGGATGAAAGGCCCTATGAAAGATTCTAAGGGAAGACCAACTCGTAAGGCACTAGCACTTAAAGCTTGGGGTTTTGGCTCAGTTGGTGCGGCATCTAAATTCTGTCAAACCCATAAAAAATCTTGACAGAACAAGGATTTAGTGTATAATATATAAAGGGAGACATGAGTACAACATATTTAACATTAGTAAATAATGTATTAAACGAACTAAACGAATCAGAGTTAACATCTACTACTTTTTCAAGTAGTCGTGGTATACAATCGTCTATAAAAAAGTTTGTTGTAAAAGCTATGCACGAGATATACAATAGTGTATCAGAAATACCAGATTTATATATATCAACTACACAAGATACTAATGCAGGTCAAAGAGAATATGCTCTTCCTAGTTCTGCATCTCCACAAAGCACAGACTTACCTTACAGAAAAATGGATTGGCAAACTTTTAGGTTGGTTCCTAAAGAGCTAGTTACTAATGGAGAGTTTACTAGTAACATAACTAGTTGGACTACTATAGCGGGAGCAGGAAGTGCGGCGTATAATAGTGGTGGTAATGGTAGAGCAAGATTAAATGATTATGCTATTCATCAATCTATATCAACTGTAGTAAACAAAGATTATAGGGTACAAATAAGAGTTTTCGATTCTAATAGTACTGGGCAAGCTTTAAAAGTACAAGTAGGTACTGCGGCAGAAGGAACACAAAATTTAAGTACAACATTAACAGTTACAGATTTTGGTGCAGGAGAAGTTTTAGATACATCATTTACTGCAACAGCACAAACAACTTTTATTACATTAAATAACACATCAACAGCTACAAACATGGATGTTGATTATGTTAGAATATCCGAGAATATACCAGTAAAAAAATTACGATATATAACTTACGATAATTACAAT